TGAAACTGCTAAAAAATTTGGGGGGTATGATTCTGTAGGAACTATATTTTATACTATTTTAGAAAATGATACCCCTAATGAAGAAATTAGCACAGCAAATATTGCAAGACCTATATTTTCTAATACTAAATATTATCCCTTAAAAAATGAAATAGTTTTAATTTTATCATCTAAAGATAAATCTATTTATAATAATAAAGATTCATCAACAAGTTATTACTTTCCTCCTTTAAATATTTGGAACCACCCCCATCATAATGCATTACCCTCTCTTAAGGGTTTAAAAGAATCAGATATTAAACAAGATTATCTATACACAGAAAATGGTATAGTAAGACAAGTTACTGATGAAGGAACTAATATAAATTTAGGAAACTATTTTTCAGAATTATTAAAAATAAAACCATTATTACCATATGAAGGTGATTATATTTTAGAAGGTAGATTTGGTAATTCTATAAGATTAGGATCTACTAATATAGGTGAAAATATACCAGATGAAGCTAATAATACTTGGAGTACTGTAGGTAATGTAGGTGATCCTATTACTATTATACGAAATGGTCAATCAGATAAATTAGATAATAAAGGATGGATACCCACAATAGAAGATTTAAATGATGATGCAACTTCTATATATTTAACATCTAACCAACAGTTATCTGATTTTAGAGTAGCATCTACTAATTTTCAATCATATCAAGCAAAAATAGAATTACCCGAAGATTTAAATACAACGTTAGTAGATCCCCAGTTAAATATAGTAACACAACCAGACCCAATTCCAATTCAAGAACCTATTCCTATTTCTGATCCCCCAGTTTTAAATTCTCCTCCTCCTATTGAAGAAGAACAATCTACTCCATTTGATACTTTTATACAAAATAGTGGAAATTTTTCAGTAACTGAAATAGAAGATAGGACAGAAGATCAACAAATATCTCCTGGAAGTAGTTTATCATTAGGAACTAGCTATAAAGAAACTCCTACAACAGGTCCAATAAATATCCAAGAAAAAATAGGAAGTTACTTTAATTTATCCCAATTAATTTATTCTAATACTGCTAAAGCTAATAATATTAATAATTTACCAGGTATAGATAATAATCCTAATAAATCTATTATAATTCAAAATCTTAAAAATTTAATGGAAAATGTAGGAGATCTAATTTATAGACAATATGGAGATATGGTTATATCTTCGGGGTATAGAAGTAATACTTTAAATAAAAAATTAAAAGGAGCAGATGATTCTCAACACACTAAAGGTGAAGCATTAGATATTCAAGTACCAAGTAGAAATACATCTGAAGTATTTAATTGGGCTATAAATAATATTTTAACATATGATCAAATAATTTGGGAATTTCCTGAAAAAGGAGAGGGTAGTTGGATTCATATATCATATAATTCAAATTTTAATAGACAAAGTAAATTGTTAGCAACTAATAATACAACTTTAAAAACAGCATATAATGGGGATAGTACTTACATTTCTATTACTTCTGCTGACCAATCTAAAGTACCATCATAATGAGTTATATACCAGAACAACCAAATATATATCAAGGTAAACAAGCAATAATAAATTCAGATAGAATTTTATTTAATGCTAAAGATGATTCTATTCTTTTATTTTCAAATAAAGCAATAGGATTTAGTACTAATGGTAGTTTTCATTTTGATACTGGAAATAATGAAGAAAATAAATTTGTAGTAAATGCTCCTAATATTTATTTAGGATTACAAGACAATGGAAATTATCCAATAGATTCAGCTTTATTAGGTGATAAAACTGAAGAATGGTTAATAGAATTATTAGATATGGTAGAAGGAATGTTAGATGATATATGTTTAAAAATATCATATATAGCCCCACTAATAGGCCCTACAGCACCTAATCCCGCAAATGAGGGAATGGTAGCATTAAGAAGGCAACAAATTGAAAAGTTAAAAAACGATATAAAAGAAATTAAAAGTCAACGAGTAAAAATAGTATAATGGCAACAGAAGCTATAAGAAATTTAATTAATCAAAGTGATAAATCACTTTTTGATATAAAAACAAAACTTAAAGAAGAAAAAAATAAAAATCTTCTTAAAGTACAAGAACAATTACCTACTAGAGAAGAAATAATTTCAAGAATTAAAGCCGAAACTTGCAGTATAGAAACCTCAAATCTTGTAGATAAAAATTTTAATAATATTAAAGATAAATTAAATTTTATAAAAAATAAATTAGATAAGGGTGTACAAAAATTAGAATCATTAAATCAAAAAACTGAAAAAATTCAAGGTTGGATGGATAAAATTGAAAAACTTTTAGATTTTATAGAACCTATACTTAATATTTTGAAAACAATAATTAAAGTTTTACCTTTATCTTTAAATGCTTTATCAGGATTATTAGCTAATGGTTTTGCTATTAAAAAACTAGGTGATTTAATTGACGTAGCTAAATCAAAAACTGAAACTATTTTATCTACTATAACTACTTTTAGAAGATCCATAAAAAAATGGCTAAATAGTATACTCCCCCCTATTTTTGAACTTATAACCAAAGCAATAGCAGCATTACAAAAAATAATAGGGGCCATTGGATCACTTATAAGTACTTTAGAACAATTTTATTTATTTTATCAAGCTCAATGTAATTTACCCTCAAACCCTGTTAATACTGATGGTAGTGTTAATGAAGGTGTTTTAGATTTAGTTATAGATGGATTAGAACAAGGTGGTAAAGATGAAATTATAGAAAAAATATATAACGCTAATTTTGAAACAATAGGATATAGACGTTATAAAGATTTAAATTAATTATATTTATTAACAAACATTATTTAATATGAAAGCAACAGTTTTCGAAAAATTAATTAGAAAAGTCGTAAGAGAAGAAATAGATTATGCTCTCCGACGTGAAATTAAAACCCTTAAAGAAGATTTACGTGATGAATTTAAATCTACAATTGTAGAACAACCAATACAACCGTATACAACTACTGAAAGGGGTAATCCAGTTCCTGCAAGTGTAAAATCTTCTTTAAAAGAAAAAATTATGGGTAAACCTATTACTCAACAATTTACATCTAATGGAGCATTAAATGATTTATTAAATGAAACAGCTCAAGGTAATACTAATCTTGAATCAACATTAACACCAGAAGCACCAATGCCTACTGAAGTAGCAAATGTTGTAAATAGAGATTATAGAGAATTAATGCGTGCTATAGATTCTAAAAAAGGAAAATAAAAAATGGCTATTATTAATGGAAATAGAAGAATTAACCCCTTAGATATTAATAGAAATATTACTATTGGGGTTGCTTTTCCTCTTGATGAAGTTAATTTATTTAAAGGCACCCAAACAGTAAGAGAACAAATTAAAAGTAATTTAATTAATTTATTATTAACTGAACAAGGGGAACGTGTAAATGAACCTGATTTTGGTGTAGGATTAAAAAATTTATTATTTGAACAAAATATTAATAAAGAAGAATTAGAAGAAAAAATTAGTTTTCAAATCAATTTTTTTATACCTGAAATTTCACTAATATCAGTTTCAGTAGGTTCTATAGATGATGAAAATAAAGTATATTTAACAATAGCTTATAGATTTAAAACAGACGGATCTACAGATGCATTAACTACAACATTTCAATAATGGCATATAATAAAGTATCAAATAAAACACAAGATAAAGATGTAAAATATCTTAATAAGGATTTTAATTCTTATAAAAATCAATTAATGGAATTTGCGGAAGTATATTTCCCTAATAGTTTTAATGATTTTAGCGAAGGTAATCCTGGTATGATGTTTCTTGAAATGGCTGCTTATGTTGGTGATGTTTTATCATTTTATACTGACACCCAATTAAGAGAATCTTTTTTAACTTTAGCACAAGAAAAAGAAAATCTATACAATTTAGCTTATGCTATGGGTTATAAACCTAAAGTAACAACCGCAGCATCAACAGACTTAGAAATATTTCAATTGGTTCCTGGAATAGAAATAAATAATTCTTTTGAACCTGATTATAATTACGCATTGAAAATAGATGAAAATTCATTATTTAAATCAACAGAAGGTCCTACTTTTTATATAAGTAACCAAGTTGATTTTAGTTTTTCAAGTTCATTTTCACCTACAAATGTAAGTATATACCAATATAACAGTTCAAATCAACCTGAATATTATTTATTAAAAAAATCAACTAAAGCTATATCAGGTGAAAGAAAAAATCAAACATTTACTATAGGCGCCGCTGAACAATTTAAAACTCTAACATTATTTGATAGTAATATTATATCAATTGAATCTGTAATAGATAGTGAAGGAAATAAATATTATGAAGTCCCATATTTAGCTCAAGATACAGTTTTTGAAGAAGTAGAAAACACAGGAGCAAATGATCCTGAATTAAATCAATATAATCAACAAACACCATATCTTTTAAAATTAAAAAGATCATCAAGACGTTTTGTATCTAGATTTAAAGCTAATAATGAATTAGAAATACAATTTGGCGCGGGTACAAGTGATAAAGCAGATGAAGAAATTATTCCTAACCCAGACAATATTGGTTTAGGTATTAAGGATGGAAGATCATCATTAAATCAAGCTTATGATCCCTCTAATTTTTTATATACTAGAGCTTATGGTCAAGCCCCTGCTAATACTATATTAACAGTAACCTATTTAGTAGGAGGTGGTTTAAGTGCAAATGTTAATTCAAACACTATTACCCAAGTTGAAACATTATTTTCAACTAATAAACCTAATTTAGACACAACTTTATTAAAATTTATTAAATCTTCAGTAGCTTCTACTAATAAAGAAGCAGCAAAAGGTGGAGGAGCAGGCGATTCAGTAGAAGATATTCGATTAAATACAATGGCTAATTTTTCCGCCCAACAAAGAGCAGTAACAAAAGAAGATTATCTTATTAGAACATTATCTTTACCATCTAAATTAGGTAGAATAGCCAAAGCATATATCATACAAGACGATCAA